CCAGTTGGAATAGCTGAACTAGTTCCATCGATATTTGTCCCTTGCACTGTACCAACGACAGTTGTACTACCTGAGGTAGCTACAACGGACGTACCACCAAGTGTCAAATAAGCCATCTGACAACGTGTAATGGGCAGCAGTCCTGCTTTTGGGTTAACTGATATTTCTCTAAAAGAAATGTCGTAATCGATGAGCACATAGCCTGGGCTATTGGCCGAATTGGTCTTGGAATACAAATACACCACTCCTGATGATTCTTCATCAATGTCGCTGCACGACAATGGACAAGTACTCTTCCAATCCATCGTTGGCATGACCTCCAATGTGTGATTGGTCCACTGGGGTCCAATCACCGTATGGGGATCACTCAAGATGTAAGGTAAGAAACTAGTGTTGGTGAAGTCAGGTAGGGGTGAACTGTGTGTCTTAGAGTAGTAAAACAATATGTCACCAGCCTGGGAAGTAGGCGAACTGGTGATATAATGTACTCGCGCACCATTGAAACGAAACTCGCCATACATACGGGCGTAGTTGAGTAATGCACTAACACCAAACATAGATGGTGAAAGTGGCATTCCTCCAATCAATTGCCAGCTTGTGGCGGCAGCAACAGTACTCCCACATTGGAAAGCAAAGTCACGTCCGCACACGCGCATACCGCCCGCTTCAGGCTTGCATACAGGCTGAGTACCACGAATACTATTACCAATAGCAACAGGAGCTGTTGAAATACTGGAGACAGGCCCAAAAGGGCTTCGTGAGACGATCGATTGGCTTGGTGCTCTTCGCACCGGTTTCGTTTTCTTCTGGCGTTTCTGAACCATAATTGTAATTTGTGAATTAAAGTAATGAAAATAATTTTGAATAAGTAAATAGTTGGTAGCTATTTCAAAGACGCTAAGCGTCAGTGCTCGGGCACACCTTATTCTTCTTCTTCTTACGTCGCTTAACTTTGGAAGGCTTACGCTCCATAATTGTATATAATTTGGAACGATGCTTCTTCCACGCCGCCATCATGGACGGATCGCCGTAATATAGAAGATTTTCACTCATGTGAGTGGGAGGGTTATAAACAGGTGTGTCAGGCCTGTTTGGTATAGGTATGGGTGAACTCTTCGTTTTGGGTTTCATTTGAAGCTCTGGGTGTGGGTCGCGACTATAAAGCTCGTGGATATCTCGTTTTGCTTTATCATATGCCCCACCAGGGAGCATTTGATGAACACGAAATATGTTCCCCAAGGCAGTATATATCAACCCACCAACTGCACCTAATGGTCCATATTTGGCACCAGCAAGTACGTTTTCACCTAGACGTGTGACACCACGTGCGGCCTCGTTACCGAATTTCACGGCTTTCGCGGCCACATCTTCCTGAATCCCTTCACCCTTGAGGTTGTGGTAGTATATGTCATCAGCAGCTCTCCTGTGGAGCTCATCTGGATATGTGGCATAAGCAGTATCGTGCAATCTGCTTTGTGAAGCAAGGAATGTATCTGTGGGGGCGGTCCCAAAGGGCACTGACTCTTGCAGTTGCCCATTGGAGTAGTATGGTCCTGTGTAATTATCTGTATACATAATTACTCGGTGACCTAGATTAACATGCTATCGACTTCATCATAACCATCGATCTCTTCATCTCCGAAATCAATGGCCATGTTGTCGTACTGTTGTTCCAGGTCAATCTGCGCATCTGGGGGTATTCCCCACGCAATATACACATCTTCTCTCGCCTCCTCACTCACCTTGGTATTGGTCGTTACCATACCTTGCATCAACATATGCACACCAGTACGGAATGCAACGGAATCACTAATCTTTGAATCCTTCACACCATTTCTGCAATACATGTTGTAATAACTTTGCATTACAGGCACACCATCACAAAGCGCAACGCCACACTCGCCAACTGCACCCAACCACTTTCGCATGGTTGACTCAGTTTCGAGTGGGATGATACACATCGCGTCTTTGGATAGTGCAACTGGTATGTTGCGCACCATAACTGGTCCATTGGCCGTACGTATACAGCGCATTTGACAAAACTCAATCTCCGGTAAAGCGTAGCATGGCTCCTCAACAGTCATTCTGAAACCGAGTGCCAAAAACCACTCGTCGAGACCGTTTTGGAACTTGCTCAACTCAGAGGATTCCATGAACACAACACAATCATCACCGTTATTCATCAACTTAATGTCGACTCCACGGGATTTTGCGTATGACCAAACCATTGCACACATGATAATACAATTACCTAGTGCAGTGTTCATATCACCACTGAACCGCTTTCCTTTTACCTTATACTGTAATTTCCCATCATCACAGTAACCCTTACCTACATTATTCAACTGCCAAGATAATAGTTTATTCAACATTTGATCACCATTATAAATCCGCTTATAGATGCTGTGTTCCCAATTTAGCATGGACGCACTAACGTGCATATCAAATTTGGTGGCATCTAAGCCAATGGCAACAGGTTTGTTGAAACTATTCCACTTACCAGTCATAATAGTAGCAACCTCCTTGACATTATAACCTTTAATGACGGTTGGACCATCACCAAACACTTTGCGTATAGCTTTATATAGCTTGTGTTC